AAAAACTATGGTCGACAGAGTTAGCCGTTGGATCGAAGAACTATCTGGCATGGAGAACGACACACTTCTACAGCTAGGCGATTCTATCCGCGATGAAATGGGACAAGAACAGGCTAAGGCATTTATTAGCCAGTGTGCTCCGGCTATTCAGCAGGCATTGGAAAACTTAAAATCCACACGCGATACATTAAGTACCAGTGTTCGTTCATTGGCCAGTGGAGAGCAGCCAACAGATATGCTAGGCGGTGAGCCAGGTGCAGATATGGGAGCTGGAGACGAAATGGGTCCTGCTGAGCCAGATATGATGAATACAGGCGGAGACGAAAGTGGACTAGATGCTCTAGCAGGTGGCGACGAGTTTGGCGCAAGCGATGCAGCAGCTGGCGGATTAGAAGCAGCTGGACGTGAACAGCGTGAAAGCATTGATCGTAGCAACAGTCTATTAAGAGTATTAGCAGGTTAATGAAACTTTTTAACATCATTAGTGAACGTGAAATGTCCAGGTTAGCTGAACTCGATGCTCCTATGCTTGGACAACAGCCTGCTGGACAGCCTGGCGCACAGCCAATGACTCCTGCACAGGATCCTCAGGCACAGGCTAAACTTCAAGCACAACAAGTAAAACAACTAGCTGATCAAAGAAAACAAATTCAAGATGCTATCAAACAAAAGCAACAAGAATTAGTAGATCTACAAAAACAGTTATCTAGTTTAAATTCTCCATCGGGTGGTGTATAATGAGATTTTTTGAATTTGCCGGTGATGATGTAGGCGTAGACAAGTTTGTTATGATTTTAAAGAACTTTATAGGTCGTGCTTCATCAAAAGGACAACCTGCTAAATTAAACTGGGCAGCACTTCAAAAAATAGCATCTGATGCAGGATTTGAAATGGGTTCTGATTACGAAACATTTAAATCAATGTATGATAGTACTCCTGCTATCCAAGCATTAGTAAGAGATTTTAATGCCGATGGCGTTAATCTAAATGTTCCTGGCACAGACCAAGATACCGAAACACCTGTAAAAGGTGGAGAAACAAGCCAAGATGCTGTAGATAAAATGGCTGCATCTGCCGCTCCAAAACAATTAGCCGCTCAGGCTTGACAATCCTAAAATAAAAGTATAATATATAAAGTATATGAATACTTTTACACCACCTCCCTTTGTGGAGAAGTTCCAATACAAGAACTGTCAACAAATTAACGATCCGGTTACACGCAAACGTGTATATCTAACACCCGATGGCGAAAGTCTTCCTAGTGTTACAACCATCCTTAGTGCTACCAAAGATATGACGCACTTAAATGAATGGAAGAAACGTGTAGGTGAAGAAAATGCTAAACGCATTACTACAGAAGCTGCAGGAGTTGGTACTGCTATGCATAGTAATTTAGAACGTTTCATTGCAGGCCTAGAGCGTATGCCAGGCAAAAATCCTGTACACGTACAGGCTAATTCAATGGCTGACCAAATTATTATTAACGGTCTCAGCGATGTTAATGAAGTCTGGGCAATGGAACAAAGTTTGTATTTCCCAGGGTTGTATTCAGGAACAACAGATTTAGTAGCAGTTTATAAAGACAATCCAAGTGTATGTGATTATAAACAAACTAACAAGCCTAAAAAATCAGAGTGGGTTGAAGATTACTTCCTGCAGTTAGTTGCTTATATATTAGCACATAATGAAGTATATGGCACCGATATGCGCGAAGGGCATATTTTTATGTGTTCTAGAAACTGTGAATATCAGCAGTTTGATCTATGGCCCAAGGACTTTAACAAGTACCAGGATATGTGGCTCAACAAGGTAGAGGAGTACTATACGAGCTTAAGATAAATATTCAATAACGGGAATTTTATCATTATGGCTGTCGTACAGATCTCTAAAATACAAGTCCGCAGAGGACAAAAAAATTCAAACAGCGGCATTCCGCAACTAAGTTCTGCGGAGTTTGCCTGGGCTGTTGACTCGCAAGAGTTATTCATTGGTAACGGTAGTGTTGCAGAAGGTGCTCCTTACGTAGGCAACACTAAGATCCTTACAGAACACGATAACATATTAGAGCTAGCATCGAGCTATCATTTTGCATCTAATAATGCTGCAATAACATTAAGCGTTCCGAGAAGTTTACAATCTAAACTAGACGAATACGTTTCTGTAACAGATTTTGGTGCAGTAGGTGACGGAGTAACCGATTGTGTTGAAGCATTTGAAACTGCATTTCAGCAGCTATTCCAAAATGTAGATCCAACCCTTAAGAAATATCTTTTAATACCAAATGGAGAATATTATTTCGCAAGTGATCTAACAATTCCAAGCGAAGCAATTCTTAAAGGTGAAACACAATTAGGCACAGTTCTAAATATCGACGCTCACAACATTCGATTTGTTACCTCAACTGGACTGGAACTTGTAGATTTTAATAGTACTAATAGACCTAAGAATATTAATATTTCTCAACTTACAATTAAACGAACAACAGGGCAATTTACATTATCGGGCATTGCCGATTCAGTCTTTCAAAATATCACATTCCTAGGAGAGTACGTATTAGGCGATTCTCTAGAATCATTAATTGCAGAACCGTCTGCGTTATTCTGGGAAAATGATCTTATTGGTGTTAGAACAACTAATGTAAAATTTATAGATTGTTCTTTTAACAGCAATAGCATTAGTATAAAATGTATTCAAACAGATGTGTTTGATACAGAAATTGATTTTGATAACTGTAATTTCTTTGTTAATGATACAGCCATATACGTTGACGGTATATCGACACAAGGCACCAAGTGGAAAATATATGACAGCAACTTTGAAGAAATTTACAATAACGCATTTAGATCTACATACGGTCATGGTACTATTATAAATCGTTGTTTTTTTAAAAATGTCGGTAACGGAATTAACAATTCTTCCGATCCAATTGGACCAATGGTCTACTTTGGTGAATCGGCAAACAACATTGTTATAGATTCAACTAGTGACCGACAACAAGACGCAGGAATTGTGTCTGTTGGAACTTCGGCAGCATATACTGAAGTTTACAATGGTTCTTTAACTACATTTGTTGATAGAAATTATTCTCAAATATATCTTTCAGATAGTTTTAGACCGTTGGCAGTATTTTCTGCATTGAATAAATTTACATCAATCAACTATTCGTTGAAGTTAGGCGAACATACACGTTATGGAAATATTACGTTTGTAATTGGTGACGACCTATCTCCAGGAACTAACGGTTCAGATATTTCTATTACAGATAATTTTACCTACTCTCCGAATTTTGTTCTATCCGAAGGAGGAAATCTTATGACTAATTTTGAATTCAACGTTACTAAAACTAGTAACACTACCGGTGATGACTCTACAGCAGCAGTTGTAGATACTATCGTATTATCATATAAGAACCCTCTAGCCTCAGGCAAAACAGGTTCCATCTCTTTTGATGTAACCTATGGTGTTTGATCAATATGGAACGGAAAGACTTGCAGCCTGGAAAGAATTTAGAGACAACCTAGAGACTAGCGATAACCCATTAGAGGATGTTGCTAGACTTTGGGGCCAAGCTCCATTTGTCAGTCCGTATTTAGACCCTCAAAATCCAACAGAATGGCCCGATCCGTGGCATTTAATTCTGGATCTACGACTTGACGATCTTGCTATTGTTCTTGGAATGCTGTACACTATTAAATTAACAAGTCGCTTTATTGATACCGAATGTGAGATACATAAATCCATAATCCCAGATAAAGATGACGCTTCATATATTTTGGTAGTAGACAAAAAATATGTACTTAATTTGGAATATAAAAGTGTAGTTGGTGTAGACGAATTAAAGAACATCGAGACCAAGTTGCTTTGGTCAAAATCTAGATTGTAATAAATATCAATCTACAACATTATAAGAACAGAGATAAACACAATGAGCATCACAGTTATTAAACGCAGCGGAAACAAAGAACCATTAGCAGTTGAAAAATGGCAAGCCCAAGTAGCTAAAGTTTGTAAAGGCATTGCAGACGTTAGCCAGTCAATGATAGAAATTAAAGCCCAACCACATTTCTATGACGGTATTACTACAGAAGAGATTGATGGAATTACACTTAGAGCAATAGTTGATCTAATTGATATTGAACATAATCCAGATGTAGGTCACACTAACTATCAGTACGTAGCAGGCAAACAACGTCTTTCGATGTTGAGAAAGGATGTTTACGGAGACTACGAGCCTCCCCACCTTTACGACATTGTTAAGAAAAATGTTTCTGTTGGATTATATACTCCAGAACTTCTTGAATGGTATTCAGAAGATGACTGGAATAAAATGAATGATATGCTAGATCATTCTAAAGATGAAGAATACAGTTACGCAGCTATTGAGCAATTGATCGAAAAGTATCTCGTGCGTAACCGAGCTACTAAGGAGATCTATGAAACACCACAAGTTCGTTATATGGTTGCTGCCGCGACTGTCTTCCATAAAGAAGAACCTAATGCAGCCCGTATGCGTTACATCAAAGAGTATTACAACGCGGCTTCAGATGGTTTGTTTACTCTTGCTACACCTGTGTTGGCTGGCCTTGGCACTCCAACTAAGCAGTTTTCTAGTTGTGTGCTTATCCGCAGTGACGACGATCTGGATAGCATATTTGCTTCTGGGGAGATGATGGCCAAGTATGCCAGCAAACGTGCTGGCATCGGTTTAGAGATTGGACGACTACGTCCATTAGGTTCGCCTATTCGAGGTGGCGAAATTATGCACACAGGTATGATACCATTCCTGAAAAAATGGTTCGGTGATTTAAGGAGTTGTTCACAAGGTGGAATTCGTAATGCATCTGCTACTGTCTTTTATCCCATTTGGCATCATCAGTTTGATGATCTCATTGTTCTCAAGAACAACCAAGGTACAGAAGAGACACGAGTTAGACACATGGACTACGGGGTCGTGTTGTCGTCATTCTTCTGGAGAAGATTTAAGAACAAAGAAAATATAACTTTCTTTGATCCAAATGAAGTGCCAGATCTATATGAAGCATTTTACAGCAACACAGAACGATTTGAAGAACTATATGTAAAATACGAAAAGCAAAAAGGTTTACGTAAAAAAACAATGTCAGCTGAAGAAGTATTCAAGTCCGGCATTCTTAAGGAGCGTACAGATACAGGTCGCATCTATTTGGTGTTTATTGATAATGTTATGAATCAAGGACCTTTTGATCCTGAATATCATACCATCTATCAAAGTAACCTGTGCTGTGAGATCTTATTACCAACCCGTCCATTTAAGAGATTAGACGACGAGGAGGGACGCATAGCGTTATGTACACTGGGATCCATTAACTGGGGTGCGTTCCGAAACCCAGAAGATATGCGTAGAGCGTGTCGAATCTTACAACGTAGTCTTTGCAACATTTTAGATTATCAAGATTTCCTAAGTATTCAATCTAAACTAAGCAACGACGAAATTCAACCACTAGGTATTGGTATTACTAACCTTGCCTATTGGCACGCTAAAAGAGGAATGAAATATGGCGACAAAGACGCACTGGCGGAAGTTAAAGTTTGGATGGAGCATCAGGCCTTTTACCTTACAGAAGCAACAGTTGAACTTGCCAAGGAAAGAGGCAAGTGTAAAGACAGCGACCGAACAAGATACGGTCAAGGGATCTTCCCTTGGGAAAGAAGAGCCCAAGGTGTTAACGAACTTACTGACTTTACTCCAGAACTCGATTGGGAAACTCTTAGAAAAGAAATGAAAACACACGGTGTTCGAAACGCTACCTTAATGGCTGTAGCACCTGTAGAGTCTAGTTCAGTTGTTATTAATTCAACCAACGGTATTGAAATGCCGATGAGTTTAATTTCAACTAAAGAATCCAAAGCTGGCTCGTTTACACAAGTGGTTCCAGAATATAATAGACTTAAGAATAAGTATCAGTTGATGTGGGATCAAACAGACTGCCAAGGTTATCTAAAGACTGCGGCTGTTTTAGCAGCGTATGTTGATCAAAGTATTTCAACAAACACATTCTACAATCCAGCACATTTCCCAGAACGCAAAGTTCCAACTACACTAATTGCTAAGAACTTGATGCAGGCACAGTTGTGGGGTATTAAGACTTTCTACTATAGTCTAATCAATAAGCAAGGCGCCAAACACGAGGACAAGACTCCCGAAGTACACTATAACGGTTTCTATGAAAGAGAAGCTGAAACAAGTATTGAAGAAGATTGTGAGGCCTGTAAACTATGAGTTACTCAGACAAAGTAATCGACCATTATGAGAATCCTCGAAATGTAGGTAGCTTTTCTAAAGATGAACAAGGAGTAGGCACAGGTATGGTCGGTGCACCTGCTTGTGGTGACGTAATGAAGCTACAAATTAAAGTAGACGAAACCACAGGAATTATTCAAGATGCCAAATTTAAAACGTATGGTTGTGGAAGCGCGATTGCGTCGAGTTCGCTCGTTACTGAATGGCTCAAAGGAAGAACGCTTGACGAAGCGCAACAGATTAAGAATAGCGAAATTGCTACTGAGCTTGCCCTCCCCCCTGTTAAGATTCATTGTTCGATACTTGCAGAAGATGCGATCAAAGCGGCCGTAAATGATTACCGTAACAGACAAAGCCAAAACAAAGATCAAGCACTTGCTTAAGAATAGAGGCAAGGGTGTAGGAATTCGACTAGCAGTTAAAACTACTGGTTGCAGTGGTTTGGCATATGTGTTAGAATATGTAGACGAGTATGAAGCAGAAGTTGGAGTTACAAATTTTGCTACAGATGATTTTGTAATATTAGTAGATGCAAAGTCTTTAGTATATCTAGACGGATTAACTATAGACTGGGTAAAAAATGGATTAAATGAAGGGTTTGATTTTGTTAACCCAAATGAACGTGACCGTTGTGGTTGCGGAGAAAGTTTTAGAGTATAAAAATGAGTAAACAACAATATAATTTAACAACAAAGACAGACTATCTTAATCGTAAGATGTTCTTGGATCCGGCAGGTCCTGTTACTATTCAACGATTTGAAGAAGTAAAATATAATAAAATTGTAGACTTTGAAAAGACAGCCCGTGGATTCTTTTGGGTCCCAGAAGAAGTTAGTCTAACCAAAGATGCAAATGATTTTAAGGAAGCATCAGATGCGGTTAAACATATCTTCACTAGTAACCTGCTTAGGCAAACTGCTCTTGACAGTCTGCAAGGTCGCGGCCCAAGTCAAATCTTTACTCCGGTCGTAAGCCTTCCAGAATTAGAAGCATTGGTCTATAACTGGAGTTTCTTTGAAACTAATATTCATTCACGCAGTTACAGTCACATTATCCGTAACATCTATAACGTGCCTAAGGAAGTATTCAACACTATCCATGACACCAAAGAAATTGTAGATATGGCCAGTAGTATTGGCAAGTATTATGATGACTTGCATAAGTTTAACTGCATTAAAGAGATTGATAGTGATCCTAACAACTCTCCCGAAGAAGGACATATCAAAGCAATCTATCTAGCCTTACACGCAAGTTACGCATTAGAAGCTTTCCGCTTTATGACATCATTTGCTACAAGTCTAGCAATGGTTGAGAACAAGATCTTTATCGGTAATGGCAACATTATTAGCCTAATTCTACAAGACGAATTGCTACACAAAGGATGGACTGCTTATATTATTAATCAGGTAGTCAAAGAAGATCCACGATTTGCCAAGGCAGCACAAGAGTGTCAAGATGAAGTAATTCAAATTTACAAAGATGTTATTGCAGAAGAAAAAGCCTGGGCCGACTATCTGTTTAAACTAGGCCCAGTGATTGGTCTTAATGCTAATATTCTAAAAGAGTTTGTTGACTTCACAGCTCACGGTTCTCTAAAGGATATTGGTATTAAGTATTGGAATCCACATCCAAAGACTACTCCTATTCCTTGGTTTAACAAGCACACTGATACTAGTAAGAAACAGAGTGCATTACAAGAAACAGAATCTACAAGTTATGTTATTGGTGTTATGTCAGATAATCTCGACTACGACGCTCTACCAGCTATATAATAAACTATGTATAAAGCTCAATTCAAAAGAAAATCACCTTACGAGTCTTGGACAACTATAGGAACCTATGGCAGCGAACAAGCTGCTATAAGTGCTGCCCTTCAATATAAAAATAAAGGTATGCTCCTAGTTAGAGTCACAGACAAGACGGGTGCTGTAATATACTCAAATTAAAGGAAACAAGAAATGAAAGCGATTGTATGGAGTAAGTATCATTGCCCCTATTGCGATCAGGCCAAAGCATTGCTCACACAAAAGGGAATTGCATTTGAAGAACGCAAAATTGGAGACGGGTATTCAAAAGAGGATTTATTAGAAGCTGTGCCTACCGCACGTACAGTTCCACAGATCTTTTTAGACGAAGAATTAGTAGGCGGATTTACTGAATTAAAAGCGAGGTTAGCAAATGTTAATTGAAAAAGGTGTAGCAGAAGGTGATGTTGTAACACTTAAACTTACAAGTGGTGAGGAAATACTTGGAAAGTTAGTTGAGGACGGTGCTCTTTATATTAAATTAAATAGACCTATGGTCCTTACAGCAGGGCAACAAGGTCTTGGAATGGCTCCATATTTGTTTACTGCCAATCCAGATAGAGATGTACGCATTTTTAAAAATACAGTTGTTGTATTTGAGCCAACTCTTAAAGAGTTTTCTGACAGTTATATTCAAGGAACTACAGGTATTAAATTGGCTTAAATAGTAGTATGGCGAATTCTACAGTTAATCCGAGTCCAGCAGCAGGCAATAGTCCTAGCGGTCCTTATAGTCCTACTGCTCATACCCATCCGTATACCGCAATTACAGGGCTACGGTTTGACGGTAATGGTCGTGTTGAACCTACATACGATTCTAGCAATGTGTTTGCTAACGGTGTACCAATTGCATTGTATAATGCAAACGCAACTGACGGCAGCTTTTCCGCTCCAGCGGTTCCTAAGGTAACTGTAGTTGCCGCTGTGCAAAACGTAGAAGGCGACGAAGATAACACATCTGGTAAAAAGGAAGCTGATAGGTTCCTAGCAGAAGGTCGTATTACCAAAGACGACTACGCTAAAATAACAACAACTCCAACACCAAAGGGAGAAGGAGTTAAACCTGGTGCACCAAAGGCTGGAAAACCATCTGCGGAAGTAACAGGTGATATTAGTTATTCAACAGTATTAACTCCGGGAGGAACTACTCTTGGAGCAATGATTAAAAATGTTACTTTTCCAAGAACTATTCAACAACTAGCGGACAACGTTAAAGGATTACCTCCTCAGAGTATAGTTAACAATCTTGCTGCTCTTGCGTTGAATGTTGTAGAACCAATCAAAGCACATTATAAAAATGCGTTCTTAACCAACAGCTATAGACACGGTTCGAATCAAGCACAACACGGTACTGGCCAGGCCTGCGATATACAGTTTAGAGGTGTGCCTGCTCATGATTATTTTGATATTGCTGTGTGGATTAGTAAAAACATTCCTTACGATCAGTTATTATTAGAATACCTACCAGGAAAGACTGTGTGGATACACATCAGTTATGCCATACCAGGTTTACCTTATGGTGGACAAACTGTTCGAGGAACTAAACCAATTAACGCTCTTGCAACATTAAACGGAGCGGCTGGAGGAAAATTTACTCCAAACTTACATCAGGACATTCTTGTCTCTGCATTACCTAACAAAGTAGTAGCTGCTTAATATGAAAAAATTTCTTTGGACAACTCTAGGCTTCTTGTCTCTTGGCATGGCCTACATTGGAGTAATAACTCCTGGCATTCCGTATTCACCGTTTGTGGTGTTTGCTGCTTACTGTTTCAGTAAAGGCAGTGAACGTATGCATCGATGGATATATAATCACAAGATCTTTGGACCATTCTTAACTAACTGGGGACAGAAACGTGTGTTCCCTACAAAGATGAAATTCTTTATGTTAGGTATGATGAGTCTAAGTTTAATTTTAATGTTTACAGGCGGAGTAAAACCAATTGGTATTATTAGTACTGCAATATTTATGGCCCTTGTTGCCGTTTGGGCTTGGCGTTTTCCTGGGAGTGTTGAAGAACACCAAAGAAGAGTTGATAACAATGAAAGGATAGGATGGCTAAAATAACCTTAGACGAATTAATTGATATTGCCTTTGCTCACGAAGAAGGCGACCCATTTGATTGGGGTGCATTCAAACAAGGCAAAACAGAAGCAATGCGTATGATTGGTGCAAGTATCCTTGAACAATTTGATAAAGAAGATATCACTGACGCTGATCGATTAATCCTATTAGCAACTATTACTAAATTAGTAACAGAGAATATGATCTTACATACAAAGATTATAGGAATGACAAAGAATGAAGTGTGAACAAGGTGACATTGCCAAAATCATTATGAGCCTACGTCCTCAGAACATAGGCAAAACTGTTTTGGTAGAAAATTATATTGGACACTTTAAACAAGGTGAAGAATTTGATTTTCGCGGCATTGTATGTAAGGCACAAATTACGGATCATTATTGGTGGATTAGTACCGACCACGGACTCCAAAATATGCTAGGCGATACGCCCAAAGCATACATCCCGGACACTTGGCTTGACCCATTACGTCCAAATAAACTTAGCCAAAAAGAAGAAGAAACTGTTGACCTAACTGCTTAATGGCAGCATAATAAACGTATGCGCTAGTAGCTTAGTGGCAGAGCCGGAGCTTCTAAACCTCTTGTGTCGTGGGTTCGATTCCCACCTAGCGCACCAAAGGATTTATATGCAGTTTAAAACCAAAGAAGAAGCAGAAGCATTTATCCGTAAGATTATGGGTCCACCAAAACGTAGACTAGAAGGTGCTGAACACGATCGAGTTTGGTTAATGCTGCAAATGACAGAACCAGTTAGAGAGACTAATAATCAACATAGCTGGTGTGCAGAATACAACATTGGCGGAATAATGTACGATGTGCATTATTTCCCAGAAGAAGATCCATTTATAGAACAGTATCTATAAATAGATGCGTGGGAAGGTCCCACAACCAACACTCTTTAAATGTTAGGTACTTAGAGTGTGTACCGTAAAAGGAGAAATCATGATGTACGAAAGTAAAATGGCCGCCGCCATTAAAGTAAAAGGCAAAGTCCTAAGAGAATTCAAGGACACAGTTTATGTTCCGTTCGGATCAGAATATTCAATACTACTTAAGAATCTACATACGACCCGTGCTGTCGTTAACGTATATATTGACGGTGACGATATGGTTCCTGGTGGGATTGTTATTAACGCTGGACAAGAAGTCGATCTCGAGCGATCAGTCAAAAACGGCAATCTCACAGAAGGCAACAAGTTCAAGTTCATCGAAAGAACAGGCTCAGTGGAGCAACACCGAGGTGCCAAACTTGAAGACGGATTGGTAAGAATCGAATTCCAATACGAACAGCCTGTTCGTCCAATTACCTGGACAACTAATACTGCCTATTACGGCGATAATAAAATCTACCCACAAGGCGGAATTCTGCGTGGATCTACAGCAGATTGGGCTGCACCAGCAGGATCAGTAACCTGTTCTGCAACTATGGATAGTTATAGTACAGCATCTGCTCAGGCATTTGTTAATCAAGTTAACGATGTTGGTATTACCGTTCCGGGTAGCAAGAGTGAGCAAAAGTTTACCACTACTTATGTAGGTGCATTAGAAAGTACTAAACATTCTATGGTGTTTAAGATTTTGGGTGGAGAAGCTGTTAAACAGGCAGTAACAGTCAAACACAAACCAAAATGTGTGACCTGCGGTAAGCAGAACAAAGCTACCAGCAAATTTTGCCAAGAATGCGGTACAGCTCTTGAAATATTTGCATAAAAATTGTAAAGTGTAAATAAGTTTGCCGGACCTGTAACCATACTCCGGCTCCGCTGACGCGAAAACAGGATGGGCTGCGCTCACGGGGTTTGATAGTTTCCTGACACAAAAAAACTATCATTTTTAAAGGAAAATAAAATGCAATAGATTGAATATGCTTGTAAGGATGTAGTGTTCCATTTTAATAAAAAACACTTAGAAGATGAGACCGTTCCGATGTGGGTCCTTAAAACACACGGTGAAACATTTTATGTCAATCACGTTGACGCACAAATGGCTTGGAGTACCAAAGAAACTCCTGACAACAGCCATACTAAAGGTAGCCTTAAGTTCAAAGAATGTTTGTTAACAATCAATGAACAGAACGAAGCTACATTATCAACTCTTTCACTTATAGATAAGATTCGTTTACGCAACCAAAAGTTGGGTATCACTCGCATCATTTTTAACTGGGGTGGTGCTATGCACAAGGCTCTGAGTAATAACGAGTTTAAACACAGTCCATTTAAGAATGTAGAAGGAGCCTGCGGCTCATCGTTTATTATCTGCGATCTACTAAAGAAAGAAGAAGCTACCTTAGCAGGACTCAAGTATCAGGGTTGGCGCATACTCAAACCAAACGAAGCTTATTATCAAGCCTATGATAAAAAAGGTACAATTTGGGAAGATGAAGATATTGACATTTATGAAGAATGAGTGTTAAATATAAGTTATTGCTGTATGAAGCAGAGAGAAAGGTATTCTGGACGCGGGTTCGACTCCCGCCTGGTCCACCAGAGAGAGCATTAGAGAACCGTTACTAAGGGCTTCGGCCGCGGCGTAGCAGACGTCATACTAGTGTTCTCCCTAATGGGCCAGTCATGGTTTCGACAGGGTGATGAGTAACGAAGTGGACAGCTCGGGAATGTGAAACCCGTAGGGTTGGGGGAACTCGGCCGAAGAAGCAAAAAAAGTAAACGCAAACGATACACGTTTCGCATTAGCCGCTTAAGGCTTTGGGTAGCTATACCTCGAAACAGAAAATAGTAAAGGCTACTTCGGTAGCCTTTTTTCTTGACAACTGATCTAAAAGCATATATAGTTAACAATCAGTGTTAACACTGATTAAACTTCATCGTAGTGTTATTCACATTATCTACATAAAGTTAGACACACGATTACACATAAGGAGATTTTATGAAGAAGTTAGTTATTGCCGCAGTTTTGGCAACAGTAGCAGGTATGGTATCAGCAGCCGAAGTTCGTTTAGAAAGTCAGGATGCAAATGGTACTAACGGCACAGCAAGTCAACGTGTCTACGAGTTAGGCATTAAAGAATCTATTAACAACAACTTTGCAGGTGATATTGTTGTTAAAAACTATCGAACAGATGGTACAGATGCTTTAGCAACACGTTATGAAGCTGGTCTAACAGCATCCACTAGTGTTGGCCTTGTATCACCATATGCTCGTGTAGCAGTCGGCGAAAAGCAAGTTAGCGGCGCAAGTGGATTCAGCTACTATTCTGTTGAACCAGGTGTTGCTGTTAAACAAGGTGCTGTTGGTGTTAGCCTAGGCTATCGCTTCCAGGATGCGTTTAGCAACAGTCAAAACGATACAACCCGTACTTGGCGTGCCAAACTTGGTTACGATGTAACTAAGAATGACACCATTTATATTGGCTATGATCGTCAGCGTGGTGACAGTGATCAGAACATCACCAAAGTTGGTTTGATCCATCGTTTCTAATTTCAATTAGAGCCTTATTGAAAGGACCTTAGGGTCCTTTCTATTTTTCAAAACGTTATTGATTTTTCCTATTAACGTTATTAAAAAATATTGTAAAAAAACCTATTAAAATGCTAGATTAATAGGATAATTAAATGTATAATAGTTGTACAGGACAAAGGGTCCTATATAGTTTTCAACACACACAAGGAGAATGAAATGAAAACAGTTGGTGATAAAATTGAAAAGTTTGCCGTAACAGGTGTTAATCCAGGTAAGGATGATTTCTTTACTATTACAGACGAAAGCTTCGCTGGCAAGTGGAAAGTAATCGTTTACTATCCAAAGGACTTTACATTCGTATGTCCAACTGAAATCGTTGCCTATGATAAGTTGGCAGGTGATTTCAAGGATCGTGATGCTGTTCTACTAACAGGTTCAACAGACAACGAGTTCTGTAAACTTGCTTGGCAAAAAGCTCACCCCGATCTTGCTAAGATCACACACACTCAGTTTGCAGACACACAGCGTGGCGAGTTGAGCTTGATTGAACAACTAGGTGTATTCTATGCTCCAGCAGGTGCCGCACTTCGTGCAACATTCATCGTTGATCCAGACAACGTTATCCAACACGTTACTGTCAACAACTTGAACGTCGGCCGTAGCCCAGAAGAAACACTTCGTGTATTGGATGCATTGCAAACAGGTGAATTGTGCGCTTGCAACCGTACAGTTGGCGGCGAGACATTGTAATGTTAGACTGCCTAATACTAGGAGATAGTATTGCGGTGGGTACCGCCAATGTTCGTAAAGAATGTATTAGTTACAGCATTGGCGGATATAACACTTGGCAATGGAATCGTAAATTTGCGGATAAGAATCTAGCAGCAAAATCTGTTATTATCAGTCTTGGTACTAATGATCATAAAGGTGTGCATACCTTTAAAGAATTAGAATCAATGAGAGAACGAGTACAAGCAGATCGTGTATATTGGATACTTCCTCCCTGTAATAATAAATTCTGTAAACCTGATGTAAACGAGATTGTAGAAATTATTGCTCGTAATTGGGGAGATACAATTATTAAAACAGAACGATTGCAAGCTGATGCAATACATCCTAGTTGGGCAGGTTATAAAGAACTAGCGGAGAAAACAAAATGAACTTCAACGAAACAATTAAAGGCGCACTTCCAGAGTACGCTAAAGATACAAAACTAAACCTAGATGCTGTTCTACTTCGCAGTACATTAGATCCGGACATTGCAATAGGTTGTGCTGTAGCTGCATTAGCCGCAACAGGCAACGGCAAGGTTCTAAGTATTCTATTAGCAGATGCTCCAGTACACGGCGAAGCAGCAATGACAGCCGCAAGCATTATGGCACAGAACAATGTATGGTATCCATATGTTGAAATGGCAGATGATGAACAGCTAAAGGGATTGCCAGCTCAGTTACGTATGAATGCGATTGCTAGCCACGGTGGAACTACCAAGGCAAACTTTGAAGCATTTAGTTTGGCTGCTAGTATTGTGGGCAAATGCGAGTTTTGCGTAAAAGCCCATTACGATGGTTTGAAAACTATGGGTTATACTGTTGAGCAGTTGAGAGACATCGGCAGAATAGCGGCAGTAATGAATAGTGTAGCAAAGGTGCTGAATAGTTGATAAATATTTCTATGAGAGACCGATCTTATAGAAAAATATACAAACAGCACTACGGTGAAATCCCCGTTGATGCTGATGGACGATCTTTTGAAATCCATCACATCGATGGGGATCACTCTAATAATAATCCTCTAAATCTTAAAGCAGTCACTATCCAGGAACACTACGACATACACTACAGTCAAGGAGACTGGTATGCTTGTTTGTTGATTTCCGGAGCACTAGATATTACACCAGAAGAGAAGTCTAATCTATCAAGATTAGGAGCACTCAAAGCAGTTGAGAATGGAACCCATAACTTTCTTGGTGGCAAGATACAAAAGCAAGCACAAGACAGATTAGTCGAAGCAGGCAATCATCACTGGCAAGATAGTGAAAAGGCAAGTAAAAGAAACTTAAAGCGAATAGCCGAAGGCAACCATACATTTTTGGATAAAGATTGGGCCCGTAAAAAAGAGTTAGAAAAAGTCAAGAACGGAACACATCCGTTTTTGGGCGGAGCAGTTTCTCGCCAAACTAATGAGAAACGAGTAGCGGAAGGAACCCATAACTTTTTGGGCGGCAAATCTGTAAAGAATCAACTGGCTAACGGAACACATCCAAGCCAAATCAAAAAAGTCTGCCCGCATTGTAGCAAAACGGTTAGTTCCGGAATGTTTAATCGTTGGCACGGCGATAACTGTAAGAACAAGGAATAAATACTACATTATGAAAACACTTAGAGATTACATTAACTTAATAGAAACCGCCCAGCAAGGTGTGGCGGAAGGCTCTTTAGAAGAATACGGCGATACTAACAAAGGTCAAAAACAGTTGGCAAAGGTTCATAAACGAGCAGTAGATAGAGTGACTTCTAAGCAAGCAGACACTGATCCTAAGTATGCTAAGAAAAATCAAGATACTGCTAATGCCTCGTGGGAAAGATTGAAAGATAAAGATTAACCTGCGTAAAAGCACACTACGACACACTCAAGAAGGAAGGCTACACTGTAGAACAGCTTCGTGACATTGGACGTATTGCCGCAGTAATGAACTCGGTTGCCAAAGTTTTAAACAGTTAAAATTTTACTGTAATAAAAAAGCCCCTTCCGGGGCTTTTTTATGATTTGAACAAATACTTTTTGTGCAAATGTAATCTAGCCTTGTTATACTGAACAGCAGTGATAACAAATGCAGCCAACCAAGGTAAAGGTTTAGCCACAATAGGTTCTAACCCTGCCCACCAGCTAGCCATCAATGGTTCTTTCATTAGCATTAGCATTGCCACAGCAAACAATACAAACGAACCTGCAAATACTGTGTCGGGCCAACGTTGTAGTATCTTGCTGACCATAGTAGCACCAAACAGGATAATTGGCACACTGATCAACAATCCAGCGGCGACTAAAACAAAACTACCATTAGCGGCTGCGGCAATGCCTAAGGCATTATCTATGCCCATAACAGCATCAGCGACTACGATAGTACCAATTGCACCCCAGAAGGTGTCCTTGGCTTCGATGTTGTGTTCGTCGTGATTGAACACCAACTTCCAACCAATCCATATCAGTGCGGCAGCACCAATAGCACGTAAGCCTGGGATCATCAGCAAGTAGGTTAATGCCGCCACTGATACAAAACGTATAGCAATAGCACCAAAAGTACCCCAGAAGATTGCCTTCTTGCGTAAGTGGTCTGGTAATTTGTTAGCCGCCATCCCAATAACAAGAGCGTTATCACCGGCTAATACAATGTCTATCAAAATGATAGCGAGAAATGCCCATAGGGCTTGTAATGTAAATAATTCCATTTTACAACTCCTTAAAAGAGTATGTTATGGAAATACAATAAGAGAAGATGTTTAGATCCATAATATACTCGATATTATGGTCTTGTCCGAGACCCATTCTCTCTATGCACCGGGTTGTAAAACCGAAATGACGATGTATAGAACTCTTAAAAAGAGCGGACTACTCCCCACACACGTATTTATGCAATATCATTTTAATGATTTTACGTATGGTTTTTGTGGTGTTTTTGTCTTATACTAACGATACATACTAATGCAGTATGTTTTTATAAAGGAGAAACATTATGTGGACTAAACCAGAAGCAGTTGAAATGCGCTACGGTTTTGAAGTTACAATGTATGTAATGAACCGTTAATTTAATACAAGCCCACTCTTTAGTGGGCTTTTTAATGTTTTCCTGGAATAAATACAAAGATAAAGGGAGTTTATAATGCCAGGAAGTGTTCTAGGATCGTCGGATTTAACGACTAATGTTCCACAAGCCATATATTACTGCGACAACAACGTTGCTACTATTGTTTCTGTAAACATCTGTAACAGAGGCGATGTTGATGTAACTGTTAAAATTGCTGTATGCGCAGATCAATACAGCCCAACAGACGCAGAATGGGTACTTTACAATTTCACAATTAGCCCAACTAGCTCTGTCGAAAAACGATATCAAGTGTCTCCTGGAAAATTCCTTGTTGTAGTATCAGATAATAACTCAGTTTCTGCGGTTGCCTGGGGAGTTACTCAAGGCGATCAAATAACTACCAGCCCTATTGCATTAAACCTATGGCCAACTGATACCTATACTTTTTCAACAGGAAGAACCTACAATTATACATTACCAATTGGCGGAACTGGAACTAAAAACGTTTCTATCATCTCAGGATCTATGCCAACTGGTCTTAGTTTAAGTTCTACTGGTGTGGTAACCGGAACAATGGCTGGTACAGGATACACTCCTGGTATTGCCGATGCTAATAACACATTAACAATTAATGCAACAGACAGCAATTTTGGGTCTTCAACTAGAACAATTTATATTAAGAAACGCTGGGCCGACGGTTCGACAGCAGCTCGTGCGGCAGTTAGTGCAGAACATATTAGAACATTAACAGGAACATCAACAAATGGAAACTATTGGATTGATATCGGAAACGGCCCATTCCAAACATACTGTTTGATGAGCCTTGGTGGTTATATGCTAGCAGGCAAGATTAGTTCAAACGTTGACGGAACATCTTGGGATTATTTTGGACCATATTGGTCAGGAACAAAAGAAGTTGGCAGTACTACAGACCTTTCAGATACTGATGCAGTAAATCAATTATACTGGAGCCACTTAACAACTCAAGGTTTCTTATTTGGAATGGGAACTCCAACTAATTATGTTTCTGTTGCACTAACAGCTAGAACAGCAAAAACATTATTCACAGGCACTGAAGTTAATTTAGATTCAGTTCTTTCAAGAACAACTATGCTTAATTGGATAATTAATACCGGAGGTGTGCCTTCAACCACTTGGGACAATCAGCCAAACTCAAATAGAATAAGAATTAATTCTAGAGATACTTTCAGCGGTGTTGGTATGCGTTTTGGTATTACAATGAATAATGAAGCAGACGATGCCTCAAACGATTCCGCAATTGGTTTTGGTGTGTATACAAATAACTACGCAAACCCAACTACCCAAGATAGAAACATCAAGTCTGGTGGTTTTGGATGGAACCCAACTGGTAGATATCCTAGACAGGGTTTTATCTTTGTTAGATAATTAAACAGCCCACTTCGGTGGGCTTTTTCTTGACTTAATTATCTAGTCCTGTATAATTACTGTTATGAATATATTAGTAACAGGCGGCCTCGGCCTCATCGGGCATAACGTAGTAAAACGATTGCAATCACAAGGGCATATTGTTTCTATTGTAGATAATAAAACAACCTATGGCATCATTCCGCAAGAACAATTAGATCATCTAATTGACAAACGATCTAACGATTTAGATCTAAGCGGACTATACATTAAAGATATTTCCAATCTAAACGAAATGGATTATGTTTTTAATATTGAGCAACCAGAGATTGTTATTCACCTTGCTAGTTTTCCTAGACAAAAGGTAGTAAACGCTAATCCTTCTCAAGGTAGTCGTGTAATGAGCGAAGGATTAATTAATTTGCTTGAAATGGCAAATAGATATGAAACAAGAAAGTTTGTATATACTAGTTCGTCTATGGTATACGGCGACTTCAAAGATGATGTAAAGGAAGATTATGACTGTAAACCACAAGGACAATATGGAATCCTCAAACTTGCCGGCGAGTGGCTTATCAAAGATTATGCTCGTCGTACTAATATTGCTTATACTATTATACGCCCCTCTGCTGTATATGGTCCACTCGACGTGGAAGACCGCGTCATCAGCAAATTTATCCTCAACGCTATGCGTGGCCATCCTCTTAAAGTTAACGGAGCCGGAGAAACCCTGGACTTCACCTTCGTTGACGATGCCGCCGACGGAATTGTTGCCGCTGCCCTCTCAGACAATACCGACAACAAAACCTACAATATAACAAAGTCACACAGTCATAGTTTACTCGACGCCGCAAATCTAGCTGTAAAAGTAGCAGGCAAAGGAGAAATCATTGTAGGCGAAAAAGATGCAGATTTCCCTAGTCGTGGAGCACTAAACATTGACGCTGCTCGTAGAGATTTTGGATTTGATCCGAAAGTATCTGTAGAAGAAGGATTTCAAATCTACTACGATTGGTTAAAAAACGATCCTTATTTTGGATCTTGACAATCACTAACAATGAAGTTATACTATTCTTATAGTAAATTTGTAGGAGAACGATTTTGAGTATGCACTTGGAAGGTCCGTGGCTGTCAACCACAGGCAAGAAAAAAGGTAAAAAGAAATTTGCTTCGGCTGAACACGCAAGAAAGGCTAGAGAGTTGGACGAATCCTGGAAAGCCCTGCAGAAAAAATGGGCTATTGATGCTGATAATAAAAAACGTGATCGAGGTCTATCCGCTCCTGTAATGAATCCAGTAGTGAATAAACCATTCATTCGAGATACAGGTCCAAAAATTCCTAGTTTAGATCCTACTAATATGGCGCCTTGTCTGAAAGCGCCAGATAAGGTTTATACAGGTACTGCTATCAAAGGTATTGGTACTATGCATAAATCTAATGCTGTCCCCATTTTTTCAGACGAAGAAGCAGTTGATATATCAAGGATGCGCCGATGACCGTACAAAGAATTTACGAATCAAAAATTTACAGAGAAGTTTTTGACTCACTATCTACATCTGAAAGACAGGATGCAGATTGGGGTTGGGATCGAAAAAATACAAAACGCTGGCCGCTTGAAGCTCAGGCTAGAATGGACAATTGGCTGACTGTAAGTGGTAGATTAAAATTCCTAAGGCAAAATTTGTCTAGGGCTTCAAATAGAGGAGAACATTCTCAAGAGATTAAGATTACTTTAGATGAAGTATATAAAGTGGGTGAATCTCAAAATTGGAAATGTGCCTTCACTGGAGTTGATCTAGAATTTGTTAGAGGCGGGACAAATTGGGGAGGCAAATGGTGTAATCCAAATAGCTGTACCATAGATAGGATTGATAGTTCAAAAGGTTATATTAAAGGTAATATACAACTCGTTACGTGGAAGGTTAATTGCATTAAGAGAGATCTTTCAGACGAGGAATTTGTTGGAATTTGCAAACAAGTTGCTAAAAATTGTCAAAAATAACCTGTTTTGTTACCGATATCCAAAAAATGAACTATATATTATACGTTTCGCAAAGAAACTAAGATAGTAGAACCGAAGTATGTCACAAGCTGAAAAGGTTCCGCGAGTCTTGGCCAAATGAGAAACCCGTGAGATTCGGGCGGTCAAGGCTCCAAAGGCACATAGGTTATGAGACTATGCGTCCAATGGAGACAACTACACGTATGTCAGGGTTCTTTTATTGAGCCTCGTGAAGTTAACTCCCTTAATGTAATGTTGTAGTAATACAACACCAAGTGAAAGGAGGACTTATGGAAAAGTCATTTAGATTAGTATCCCTATTTCTAGGGTTTTTAGTAGTATTTCTTTTGGTTCAAAATATTACACAAAAGAAATTCACTATGCTTAGAGAAGCTCAGGCTTACTCGTCACAAGACGTAATGTCTATCAAAGTTCGTGAACAACAATTACAATGTTTAGCCCAAAACATTTATCGTGAAGCAGGTTATGAGCCCTTCGAAGGTAAAGTTGCGGTTGCGCAGGTTACAATGAATAGAGTAGCCAAGGGAACATTCGGTAACGATGTCTGCGGAGTTGTTTATCAAAAAAATGTAATTATGGAAAAAGTTGTATGCCAATTCTCATGGGCCTGCGACTCAGCCGCAAAAACAAAACCGATGAACAAAGAAGCCTATGCAGAAAGTTATGCTGTAGCTAAAAAGGTTCTTTTAGAAAATTTTAGATTAGATGTAATGAAAGATGCTCTTTATTATCACGCTGCCTACGTTAATCCAAAATGGCCGCTTGAAAAGATCGGGCAAATTGGACAACACATTTTTTATCGTGGAAAGAAAGAGAAAGGTGAAAGTATATGATCACGCTACCGGAGTTTAACCTTGAAAAATTTAAAACCTCTATTAATGAAAAAATCTCAAACGTATCAGCAGAGACTTTTGGTTGGTTGGCTATTGTCCTTCTACACTCTGCTACAATACCTAGCCTGTTAGCAGTTATGGCTGGCCTTACTGATCGTATGCCAGCTGTAGATTTAATATTGCTAGTATGGAGCGGACTTAGCCTTTTGTTTATTAAGGCCGCTGTCCAAAAAGATATGCTCAATCTAGTAACTATTGGAGTAGGATTCATTGCCCAGGCTGTTATGATGGCATTGATTTTCTTTAAGTAAATTGGTAAACAACCTATTGACACCGCCCAAGGGCGGTGTTATACTTTGTATTGTCGTAAATCACTCACAGAGAGGCACATATGAAAAAGGCAGTTTTAGCAGGCATTTTGGCAGCGTCCGTTCTTGCAACAGGTTGCTCGTCGATGAAAGAAGTTGAGGAACGTAAGACTTACGCTCAACCTAGTTGGTATATTGATTGCGCTCAAGCTGGCACAGAAGGCTGGTTTTGGTTCGCTAAGGATTATGCGTATGCTTGTGGTGCAGGCGAATCGCTTCACGCTCAAGCCGCAGAAGAACAAATGTATGCAATCGCTATGAATAACTTTGCCAAACGTATTAACAGCGAAGTTAACAGCGAAACTAAGATTGAATTTGTTAATGACAAAAAATCTACTTACACAAAGATTTCCTATGTTGTTAAAGATACAACTATTCGCGAGCATCTAAATCGCGAAGTTGGACATTTCACTATGCAAGGTCGTCACTATACTTTTGTTAAATTGAAAATGCCTAAGGCTGTATTTGATCAGCTGATTGCCGAAGCCAAAGAACAAAAGACAGCGAGTCGATAATGCATCCCTACACAGTAAAAAATTACTTGTGGGCTATTATTATTGCTTTGTTCGTGTTGATAACATTGTTATCAGGTTGTTCGTCGGCACCTAGAGTTCAGGCACAGAAACCACAGTATTGCTATACTAGTCAGACCATTCAGACTAAGAATGGAGAGAAGGTTGATAGTCGTACTACCGTAGAGTGTACCGACGATCAAATAAAAAGAGTTACTATCGCTCGAGCAGGAATTGGTAGTAACTGTGGTTATTTTTATGGATGGATGAAAAAAGGAGGACAGGATGTTCAATACCGTGCGCTCAGTTGTCAGTTGCCTGATGGTAGTTGGGAAGTTGTTGATACTCACGGCCAGTAATCCTGTCTACGCCAACGAAATTGAAAATCCTAGATTTTTTAATTATAGGTCTGGCGAATGGACCAACAGGTTAGTGGATCTATCATTTGGTTGGTTTAAAACTCTTGACGATGAACAAAAACTAGCATATAATCAAGCTATCACACACGCAGTTTTATTTTCAAATGATGGAGAAATTGTTCGCTGGTATAAGAAAAATGCCAGCGGTATGGCCGTATCTTCAGCAACTTGGCCTAGTGGTGCAGGTTATTGTAGAAGAGTTTATATTCAAGCCATTGCATACAACGTCGAAAAGACTATGAAAGCTACTGCCTGTTTAAACGAAGCAGATAATAGATGGACTTGGCACAACTAAATATTTTTCTATGAGAATACACACCAGCGATAAAGTTATGGCCTTTTTGGCCCTTTTCAGCGGATTATCATTATCCGCTGTTGCCATTTATTATTCTGTTGCAGGCCTAGTAGCTATCTTCGCTGCCGCAGTTATCCCCATTATTGTTATGGGTGTTGCTCTTGAAATCAGCAAACTTGTTGCTACAGTTTGGTTAAAATTAAATTGGAAACGAGCACCATTTTTTATTAAAACATACTTGATGATTGCCATTACAATTTTAATGGTAATTACCTCGATGGGTATCTTTGGATTCCTATCAAAAGCACACAGTGACCAAAGTCTAGTAAGTGGGGATGTTCTAAGTAAGATTTCTATCTACGATGAAAAAATTAAAGTAGCAAAGGACAATATAGATGCAAATCGCAAAGCACTCAAACAAATGGATGAGGCTGTGGACCAAGTTATGGGTCGAAGTCAAGATGAAAAAGGTGCGGACAAGGCAGTTGCGCTACGTAGAGGACAGGCCAAGGAACGCACTCGATTACTTTCTGAGATTGCAGCCGAACAGAAAACAATTGCTAAACTTAGTGAAGAACGGGCACCCATCGCCGCTGAAGTACGTAAGGTGGAAGCAGAGGTTGGTCCGATAAAATACATTGCCGCATTAATCTACGGTGATAATCCCGATAATAATTTACTAGAACGTGCTGTTCGTTGGGTTATCATTATTATTGTCGGTGTATTTGATCCTCTAGCAGTTATTCTTTTATTATCAAGTCAATATAGTTTCCAATGGTTTCGTGACGAAAAAGATAAAGAATTAGAAACCACGGAGAGTGACATCCCCGAAAAGGAATCTAATGTAGTTAGCACAGATACTATTGCAGAACAAGAGCCAGTTCGAAAAGATCCTCACCCTGTAGGATGGGCGTTTCCAAAACACGCAAACATACAAGATTATAGAGTTGAAGATGAAGAACCTAAATTCAACGAAATTAAACCACTAGATCAGTGGAATGAAATGATTGCTGAAGCTGAAGCCGCTGCCGAAAAAGAAGATGAACTAGAAGAAGAAGAAATTTTAAATAGTGTTCAAGCTATAGAAAAAGCAGCTATGACAGCTTGGAAGAAAGATAATCCAGATAGTAGTCTAAAAATTCAACGTAGATTGTTTGAACGAGGTCTTATCAGCAAACTTCCTTGGGAAGACTATATTGCAGATGCTCAAGAAGCACAAAAATGGGCTGAAGAAAATCCAGAAACTGTTGAAGCTATTGCTGCTGAAGAATGGGCAAAAGAAAAGATCCTTACCGCAGGAATAGATGAGCGTCCAGGCGATTATATAAATCCTGTAACATATATGGAAAATGTCGACGGACATCAAGTAACTAAAACAATCGAAGGCTATCAACAAAATGCCGAACAAGGCGCAGGAACAATTTGGCAACGTATTCAAGATGCTAAAAAATGAGTGATAGAATTTTAATTGTTACACCTCCAGACGATATACTATTACAAGGTATCCGTATCTTACACGTAGAACTATCAGATGAACAAAGTTCAATAGTTTCTACAGCATTATTAGAATCTAAACTTCCACACACGCTTATTAACTATGTTTGGAAAATGGGTAATCGTGTAGATTGGTTATTAGACAAAATACCAAAATGCGACATTATATTGTTTAATGCAGAAGTTCCTCCTAACGGTACAGATATTATTATAGGATGGACTGCGGCCCAACCTCAATCTTATTATTTTGGTAATCTAAAAGATTTACATTTAGCTAACGATCGTGCTATATATAGTGTTGAAGATATTTCAACTTTACTGGAGAGAATCTCAAAAAATTATGAATAAATTTAATAGAATTGCATCGGGTACCGGAGTAGTATTAAAAGAAAATGAAAACATTAATTCTGCTCTTAGACGTTTTAAAAAGAAAGTAGAAGAAGCAGGAACACTTGATGTTCTTCGCAAAAAAGAATTCTACGAAAAACCAACAACAGAACGCAAACGTAAAAAAGGTGCTGCCAAAGCCCGCTGGGCCAAGAAACTTCGCGAACAACAACTCCCACCTAAATTATTCTAAGAAAGGCCTTATATGCGTATCGAAGATGAAGTTAAGCTCGACTTCAAAGATGTATTGATTCGCCCAAAAAGATCTACATTATCAAGTCGAAAATCTGTCGACTTATCTCGTAGTTACAAATTCAAACATAGTAAATTTGAATGGACTGGTGTTCCAATTATGGCCAGTAATATGGACGGTGTTGGGACATTACAAATGGCCCACGCTCTATGTCAACATAGGATGTTTACTTGTCTTGTAAAAAATATTGATACTTTATATTTTCAAACAACACTAGAAGACATTGGCGGAAATTATTTCGCTGTTAGCACAGGAACCAGCGACCAAGATTTTCAACGCCTTAGTAATATTATCCGAGAGTACCCAGAAATACATTTTATCTGTATTGATGTGGCTAATGGATATCAAGAAAGATTTGGAGATTATGTTTCTAGAGTTCGTGAAACATTCCCTCAATCAACTATTATTGCTGGTAACGTTGTTACCGCAGATATGACACAGGAGTTAATTTTACGTGGTGCGGATATTGTTAAAGTGGGCATTGGCCCTGGTAGCGTTTGTACTACTCGTATTCAAACTGGTGTGGGCTACCCACAACTTAGTGCTATCATTGAATGCGCCGATGCCGCTCACGGTCTTGGCGGACATATTATTGCTGACGGCGGATGTGTTTGCCCTGGCGATGTTGCTAAGGCTTTCGGGGCTGGTGCGGACTTTGTAATGCTAGGAGGTATGCTGGCAGGTCACAACGAGGGTGGCGGTGAAGTCAAAGATGGCAAAGTCACATTCTATGGTATGAGTTCAGATACCGCTATGGAAAAGCACCACGGAGGTGTAGCGGAATATCGTAGCAGTGAAGGACGTACTGTTACAATTCCATACAAAGGTGCTGTGGAAAATACAGTTTTAGATCTATTAGGTGGTATTCGTAGTACCTGTACATACGTAGGCGCACCTAGTCTAAAACAATTATCCAAATGTACAACATTTATTAGGGTTAATAGACAAATTAATGATGTATTTGTAAAATAATACTTGACTTATATAATGAAAGAAAGTATAATAGTATTATGAATACAGATATTATGATTGATTTGGAGACGCTTGACGTCCTCCCTAGTGCAACTATCTTAACTATTGGTGCTGTTAAGTTTGATCCGTTCGGAGACGAACTTAGCGAGCCTACAATGGAAAAATTCTACGTTCGCGTAGATGTTGATAGTTGCGATCGTATAGGTTGCACAGTTAGTCAGGCCACTCTAGATTGGTGGGCAAGCCAATCTAAGGCCGCACAAGACGAAGCATTTGATCCCGAAAATAGAATTAATATTCACGATGCAATGAATCAATTGTATAAATTTTGTTGGGGTGCTAAACGCATTTGGAGTCACGGTGCTGGCTTTGATGTTATTATTATGGAACATATTTTCCGTAAAATTGGCAAGGCTATTCCTTGGCAATTCTGGGAAGTCCGTGATACTCGCACCCTATTCGATATTGGTATTAACCCTAACCGTCCCCCTGTATTAAAGCATCACGCTTTAGAAGATGCTTGGAATCAAGCAGTAGGCGTACAAAACGTATACAAAGCTCTACGCACAGCATCTAGTTTAGACGGAAAACTTTTTAGCCCTTTGGCTAATCAAAGATAAATAAATTTGTAGCAAGTACCACAGGGCTTGTTACAGAGCATAGTGCTCAATTAGATCTTACTTTATAAGGAGATATGTATGTCTAAGATCATCGGTATTGACCTCGGCACCACCAATTCTTGCGTGGCTGTTATCGAGAACGGAACTTCCAAAGTTATTGAAAATTCAGAAGGTGCTCGCACTACTCCTAGTATTGTTGCCTATACACCCGACGAAATTATTGTTGGCGCTTCAGCAAAGCGTCAAGCAGTTACAAACCCAAAAAATACAGTTTATGCAGCCAAGCGTTTAATTGGACGTAAGTTCAAAGAACAGGCTGTACAAAAAGATCTTGACCTAATGCCATACGAAATCTACGAAGCCAAAAACGGTGATGCGTGGGTTAAGGCACAAGGCAAAGAATTAGCACCTCCACAAATTTCAGCAGAAGTACTTCGTAAGATGAAGAAAACTGCCGAAGATTATTTAGGCGAGCCTGTTACACAAGCAGTTATCACAGTTCCTGCTTATTTCAATGACAGTCAGCGTCAGGCAACAAAAGATGCTGGTGCTATTGCAGGTTTAGAAGTACTGCGTATCATTAACGAACCAACAGCGGCTGCACTAGCATATGGTGTAGACAAACAAGACAAGAAAGATCGCAAGATCGCAGTCTACGACCTAGGTGGTGGTACATTTGACGTAAGTATTATCGAAATTGCAGATGTTGACGGTGACAAACAAATTGAAGTGTTGTCCACCAACGGCGACACCTTCTTGGGTGGTGAAGACTTTGACCAACGTATTATGGATTACTTGGTTGATGAATTTAAGAAAGAACAAGGTGTTGATCTAAAGAAAGATATGCTTGCTCTACAACGTCTAAAAGAATCTGCTGAAAAAGCAAAGATTGAACTGTCTAGCTCTGCTAGCACAGATGTTAACTTGCCTTACATTACAGCAGATGCTAATGGTCCTAAGCATATGAACATTAAAATTACTCGTGCTAAACTAGAAGCACTTGTAGAAGATTTGATTAATCGTTCATTAGCACCGTGCCGTACTGCTATGCAAGATGCAGGTGTAAGTGCCTCAGATATTGAGGAAGTTATCTTAGTCGGTGGTCAGACACGTATGCCTAAGGTTCAAGAAGAAGTAGAAAAGTTATTTGGCAAAGCACCACGTAAAGATGTTAACCCAGACGAAGCAGTTGCTGTCGGTGCTGCTATTCAAGGCGCTGTTCTTGGTGGCGATCGTAAAGACGTTCTATTGCTAGACGTTACTCCTCTGTCACTTGGTATTGAAACAATGGGCGGTGTGTTTACCAAGATTATTCAAAAGAACACCACAATTCCAACTAAGGGACAACAAGTATTTTCTACAGCTGAAGATAATCAGCCTGCAGTAGATATCAAAGTTTTCCAAGGTGAACGTGAACTAGTACAATATAATAAATTGCTAGGTGAATTCAAACTTGACGGCATTGCTCCTGCACGTAGAGGACAACCACAAATTGAAGTTACCTTTGACATCGATGCCAACGGCATTATGCACATCAGTGCCAAAGATAAGAACACTGGTAAAGAAAACAAAATTACAATTAAATCTAATTCTGGTTTAAGTGAATCTGAGATTCAACAAATGATCAAAGATGCAGAGCTTAATGCAGAAGCAGATAAGAAAGCACGTGAACTCATCGATACTCGTAACTCAGCCGAAGCACAAGTACACGAAGTTAAGAAAGATCTTGAAGAGTTCCGCAGTGAATTGACAGACACAGAGATTTCAGATATTGAAAAAGCACTTGCTGATATTGAAACCGCTACAAAAGGCGACAGCGTAGAAGATATTAAATCTGCACTGGAAAAAATTGTACCGTCGATGTCAGTATTGCTACAGAAACGTCAGGCTAAGGACCAAGCTCAAGCTCAACCTCAGTCTGCAGAAGATGATGTAGTTGATGCTACCTTCACAGAGAAGAAAGCCGACTAATCATAACCAGGGGTACTTTCGAGGCCCCTAATTGTTCTTACTTTATAAGGAGACTATTATGAACAATCAATTAGCTAGATTAGATGCTCTAAACAGAGCACTTGTAGGTTTCGACACTATGTTCGATCAAATGGAACGCCGTTTTGCTAACAGCGTGTCTAATAACTATCCTCCACACAACATTTTGAAGTTGGAAGAAAATGAATATGCTATTCAATTAGCAGTTACTGGTTTTAGCAAGGCAGAAATTTCTGTTACTGTTGAAAACAATGTCCTAGTGGTCAAGGGCGAAAGTATGACTACAGATTATGCTCCTGAGCAATATCTACATCGTGGACTAGCAACTCGTGATTTTGTTAAAGAGTTCCCTCTTGCAGAACATATTGAAGTTGTTGGTGCAGAAACAGAAAATGGTATGCTGACTATTAAGTTAGTTCGCAATGTTCCTGAATCTGCAAAGCCAAAAGTCATTGACATCGTTGATGTAAAGTAATATAATAAAAGGGCGGGGTAACTCGCCCTTTGTTAAATAACGTATAAGAGAAGTAGGAGTTATAATGTCAACAGAAACCGTAGTAGAAGAAAAAGTCGTTGTATCATTGCAACCACCAAAATTGTGGAAGGTTGTGTTTTTAAATGATGATCAGACTCCTATGGAATTAGTGATAGATTTGTTAACTGGCATTTTTAAACACACTGAATCAAAAGCCAAAGATATCACTTTAGAAATCCACGAATCAGGGAGCGGAATTGCGGGGATTTATCCTTTTGAAATTGCCGAACAAAAGGGTATTGAAGCAACAGGCATTGCCCGTCAAAACGGATCACCTTTACGCATAACAGTGGAACAAGAATGAGTCTAAGAGAGATTACAAAAGATCTGCATCACGAAGCAGAAACAACAACGTTTGCTAAGATGTTACTTAGCGGAAAAATTGAAAAAGAAGATTATAGAAACTATCTATATAATTTGTTAGCAGTCTATGATCCTATCGAATGGTATTGTAAGCGTCAAGGGTTTCTTGACACAATGCCAGATTTACCTCGTCTACGTGCTATTCACGCAGACTTTCAAGAATTAGATGACGGTACATATTGTTATCTAACACCTGCTACTCTAGAGTATCAGGCATATCTACATAAACTAGGCAATGACCCAGAACGTAAACATTTGGTTAAAGCGCATCTATACTGCCGCCATATGGGCGACCTATTCGGCGGTCAAATCATTAAAAAACAAGTAGCACATATCAGCAGTGGCAAGTTTTACGACTTTGATAATGCTGATGATATGAAGGGTGCTATTCGTGCAACATTAACTGACGACCTTGGAGATGAAGCTCGTGTAGCATTTGAATTTGCTATTAAAATGATGCGAGATCTTTATCGTGGACAGTAAAGTTTGGAATACTTTAATTGAAGTCCAAAATCTCCTTGAACAAAAGTTTGATGAGACCGGTACTGAAATATTTGAGGCCGGAATGGATCGTTTTAATCAGCCTGGGTGGGTTAATCGCGTTTGGAGGTCCGATTCTTATCGTCGTGCTCATATTGACGTCGTAGATGCTCGAGAAACCAAAGGACTATGGATGATGCATTGTTGCATTTTCCCCCATATTCATAACTCTGCTCCTATATTTGGTTTTGATGTAATAGCAGGAAAAAACAAGATCACAGGCTGTTTCATAGACTATAGCCCAACTACAGACAAACAGCATCCTATGATAGATTATTTTGCTGAAGAAGTTACTAGATACGAGTGGATCCGCAAACGTGAATTACCCGACTGGGCACAGCGTATTTTTAGCTCTAGTATGGTAGCTGCGGGCAATGTCAAAGACGAATCAGAATTGTCACAGATTACTAGTCTAGCACATATACTGGTTAATCATTACTTAGAAACCGTAGGTGAAACTAATAATACTACCGCAGATGCAACTTTTGAACAGAATTACTATGCTCAAAATCAAAAACAAAACCCTCATACACCGCGTGTAATGGTTAGTTTAGGGCTTTCGGAAGAAGATGTTAGGGTGTTTATACAAGAATGCCTGTTCCCCGAAATCCGCTAAATATTATACTATGCGTTTTTTCGAAATAATTACTGAACAAGAACCTGTAAAAAAAGTGGCTACCGATGCTCCGGTCGCCGCCACCAAAGATCAAAACCCTGTAGACGCCCCTCCGCAGCAATTAAAGAAAGCTAGACCTGGAGCAAAAGGAACAGGACCTTTTGAATTTGACGGTGTAAAATATGCCAACAAAGCAGAACAACAACCAGTAGTTGAGAAAATAAAAAATATTCTTATAAAAGAATTTCCTGCTGTTAATGTTCGTAATGATGTCGAAGATCTAAACGCCGGAAAGAAAATTCCTAGTATCCGTATTTTAAACGCATTGCCTAGAGAACGTGTATTAGACATTTTATCTAAAAACGGATTAACTCTAACAAATACAAAAACTCCAATCCAGATAGTTTCTGGCACATATCAAAATTTCATTTATACGTTTAAACAAGGTGAAATTGTCTTTACAGTTGTTATTGCAGGTAAAGGAGGACAGGAGGGCGCCGAAGGTAAATGTCAGGTAGGTATTCAAATGTTACGTCCTGAGAAATTTGGTCTTAAAGGAGTTGACTTAACTAAAACACAAATGGTAGCAATGGTTAAGAAAAATATACCTAATGTTGTTAAGTCAGATCCACAACTACAACAAGCATTGTCTCAATTACTTGATGTAGCTATGAAACAGCGTACTAGTGTGGATCCTGAGTTAATGTCTCACATTGGACCTTGTTTAAATTTGATTAGTCAAGATTTTGGTGAAGTTCTAACACCTATAGTTTTAGCAGATAGTGACAATGATATAATTTCTTTCTCAGCCACTTCTAACAAACCATTAATTGACGTTGAAGTTAAAGGAACTCCAGTTGCTGTTAAAAGTTTAGGCGGCAGTGGAAATAGTTTTTCAGCAATTCGAGATATGATTGACGATTATGAAAAGTCGATGCAAGCAGAAGATCCAGAATGGCAGGCTGGTAAGCATTTTGAAATTCTAAAAGATTTTATCAGCAAAGATGGAAAAACCAATGATAAATTAATTCGTGCTGCTCAAAAGTCTCAAGTTCCTGAAGCGGTCAAACTTAATGAAATACTCGGAACAACTCCAATGTCGTATGCTGATATGGAGGCTGCTGTCACAGCACTAGTGAAAAAATTAAGTGCTACTCCAGACGGACAGAAAAATTTATATTCGTTATATTTAAAAACCATTATGCCAGCGGCTGTTGCTGCCGGTAGAAAAAGAGGAAAGAAAGATACATTAGTTCCTGTTGGTCTTCCGGGCGATTATAAAAATTATGTAAAAGATACCGATGTTGGTGAAGAACCAAAACAGAGTACAAAGTCTGCAGGTAAAAAGAAATTTGATGCAAATTTTGTAAGAGCTGCTAGTCGCCAATTAACATATATGTTAGGTATGGGTTTTAGAAATGCTGTTGTTGAAGGCGAAGATTCTCAAGAAATGGAAAAAACTATTACCAACGTGATGACAAGAAAAAATGCCATTGCTGCAAAAATTTCAATTGCCAGCGACGGATCGATTAATGTTATCAAGACTCCATTTAAAGATTTAAAATTTGGTTACCAATATCACGCAGGAACTGATACTGTTGATCAAAACGCTCCTGGATTTCACATTCAGTTCACTTGACACCTTAATTTAATTCTGCTATAATAGTAGTATGACTACTACACTTATTCAAGGCGACTGTTTAGAAGTTGCAGATCAAATCAAAGATGACTCTGTTGATTTTCTTTTAACGGATCCACCTTACAATATCTCAGAAGGTGCTGCAAATCCTGTATGGAAAGATCCAGAAACAGGAGAAGATAAAAACACTATTCATAATCAAAAGTTTGATGATGCATTTGATCAAAACTGGGATTCTGTCAGTCACGAAGAGTTTCTCAATCAACTAAGAAGTTGGTCTAAGATGTGGTTCAAAAAAATGCGTAAAGGTGCTGCCTTTGCAGTATTCATTTCTGATCAGTATGTTTCATATCTGTGGAAGATTATGGAAGAAGAAGGATTTGAACCTAAGCGTGTATGGAACTGGAAAAAGCCTGCCGCAGTTCCTTTCAATCGTAAAGTAAATCCTGTAAGTGGATGCGAATATATTCTTTGGGGCATCAAACCAGGTGGAAAAAGAACATTTAATTCTGACACTGATCTTTACAGTATTGTTGATAGATATGCCGTTGCTGATAAAGTAAGTAGTATTATATACAAACATACAAAAGACGGATTTGGAACTCAATCAATTGATTCTATCTTCGCCGCCGCAAAAGCAGAAGCAGAAGAAATGATCAAAAATCGCAAAGTAGAAAACAATAAGTCTTGTGCTGTCATTCCAAACACTATCACATACAGTGGCGGACTTGGCAAAGATAAAATTCATCCTACACAAAAGCCTACAGAAATTTTAGAATATTTTATCGAACTTTGTACAAATCCAGGTGACACAGTTCTTGATACGTTTGCCGGTAGTGGTTCAACAGGTAAAGCTGCCGAGGCAACCGGTAGAAATTGTATTCTTATTGAACGTGATAAAAAGATGTTTGATAAAATGAGTGATCGTTTTAAAGAAAATATTATCTTTACTCAATTGTTTGAATAATAACATAGTTTAATCTAGAACAAATTCGCTCTAAATACTATACGGTATTCCGGGAGCGAATTGATGAAAAAAATAATAATAGCAACAATTCTGGTGCCTTCTCTTGCCTATTCGGCAGAAATGACACACCAGTTTAATAGTCCAGCATTTAATGGTTCTGGTTATAGTTCTCACGTTCTAACAATAAAACAGTTAGAAGATCAAGCCAAAGAAAAGAACAGAGCAGCGGCAGAAGCTCTTGAAGCTAAGGCTAAAGCAGAAGCTCAAAACACTCCAACTGCACGTTTTCTTGCTAACGTAGAAAGTCGTATCTTTTCACAGTTAGCTAAACAAATGACTGACAGTTTATTCGGCGAAGGCGCAAGCTGCTCCGGTGGTTCAGCATCTAGTCCTTGCGGTACTATTAGTAACGTAGGCGGCGAAAATGGCAGCACTATTAGCTGGTGGGTAACAACCAATAGCAGTGGTGTAAATCTTATTAACATTAGCGTAACTGGTCCTCAGGGTAGTACCAGTATGGTCATTCCAGCTAATACATTTTTCTTCTAAGGAGCAAATAAATGAAAAAAACAATTTTATCCTTAGCAGTAGCAAGTTTGGTATTAACTGGTTGTGCAACAAGTTCAGCAATCAAAGAAAAGATCACAGGCGAACAGTTTGAAGCACCTGTAGTTGAACAAAGTAAATTTTTCGACAAACAAGAAAATAAACTTTTACCACCTAGCAGTGGTCCTATTCCTGTAGCAGTCTACAGTTTTAGAGATCTAACAGGTCAGCGTAAGAGTGTTCCAAATATTGCTAGTTTAAGTTCGGCAGTAACCCAAGGTGGTGATGCATACTTAATCAAAGCATTACAAGACGTAGGCGATCAAAGATGGTTCACAGTCCTAGAGCGAGTAGGATTAGAGAATCTAATTAAAGAACGTCAAATGATTCGACAGATGAGAGAGCAGTATCAAGGTAAAGATGCCAAAGCATTACCGCCAATGATGTTTGCTGGCATTATCATCGAAGGTGCTATCGTTGGTTATGATTCAAACACATTAACTGGCGGTAGTGGTGTGCGTTTGCTTGGTATTGGTGCAACAACACAATATCAATCAGACACAGTAACAGTAACGTTGAGAACAGTTAGCGTGGCAACAGGCGAAGTTTTAACAACGACTACAGTTACCAAGACGGTACTGAGCTATATGGACAAGTTCGGAGTATTGAAATTTGTTTCATCTGGTGAACAGGCGATTGAGGCTGAGACAGGCGGAAGCATTAACGAAAGCATCAACAAGGCTACAAACCTAGCAATCCAAGCCGCGGTAGTGGGAACCATCCGCGAAGGAGTGCGTAAAGGTCACTGGAGCTACAAAGAGGTAGTCCAACCAAAAATTGAACCACCGAAAGAAGTAGAAGCAACAAAGTAATAATCATACAAAAACGGTGCATAAAAACATAACAGAGCACCAGGGAGCAGATAATGATTAAAAGAAATACAGGCGCTGGTGGGTTGTCGAGAAAATTACTCACTATTCTAGTAACGGCTGCAATGCCATTATCGGGTGTCGCTGTAGCTCAGTCTTCGGCAACAGGTCCAAACAAAGTTTATATCGAGCAGGTAGGAAATAGCAATACTATTACCATTCAGCAAGTAGGCGGAACTAATAGTGTTGGCGGTATTTTAACAGATACATTGAGCGTTGATAATACCGGTCTTACAACTCTAACTCCTACAGCAGCTAGCGATACAAACTATGGTTACATTAACGGTAGTACAAACACAGTTGCTATAACGCAAACAGGTAACGCTAACTCTAGTCAGTATAGTATTAGAGGAAATCTTAATTCGTATACTAGCACAGTATTAGGAAACAGCAATAAGACCAAGTTAAACATTGGTACTAGTTCTAGTGCTACTAATCTAAGAAATACAGTTACAGAAACAATAACAGGTGATACTAACATTATTATTCAAGATATTATTGGTAATGATATTTCTAGCACAACAACTATTTCTGGTAATTCAAACGAAGTAACCAAAGAGTTAAAAACTACTAACGGTGACAGCATTTTATCTATTACAGGGAATAATAACATAGTTAATTCTCAACAAATCGATGCAGGTGGCGCAAATGGCCACTATGTAAAAAATGTTATTGTTGGTAGTTACAATAGTATTACTACTCAACAACAAGGAACTAACGACACCACGATCGATTTAAAAACAACCGGTGATCATAACACTATTACAGTACGAACAAGTAGTTCAGCTATTGTTTCACCAGTTACAGCAATCGCGAGGTAAGTCGTGCGTAAGATACTAGGCCTTTTATGCTTGTTGGCAGCAACCAGCACAATGGCTGGTATCGGCGTGGTTGCCGATAACAAAGGTACCGCGTGTGAAATACAACGTAATAAGAACAAACTACCGGGACAGAAAGGTTCAGAAATTGAAAGTATGGATACTTATGTCACCGGTGCGTGTTCTAGCAATATTACATTCAAAGATGATACAAAATTAAAGGTCACAGAAAATAGTCGATTAGTCATTGACGACTTTGTCTATGATCCTAAAAAATCTGATGCTGGTAAACTTGCTGTTAAAGTAGGTATGGGCACAGTACGTTACGCTAGCGGTCAAATAGCAAAGAATAACCCACAACAGGTAGCTATAAACACACCTACAGCAACAGTAGCAGTACGTGGTACTGACTTTACTATGACAGTGGACGAAGCAGGACAATCATTAGTTGTTTTAGTTCCTAGTTGTAAAGATGAGAAAGATGTAAAAACCTATGAGCTTGAAGAGCAACGCTGTCGAGTAGGTAAAATCGAAGTTAGCACACAAGCAGGTACAGTAATATTAGATAAAGCATTTGAAGGCACGTATGTAACCAGCATAACAGCAGTACCTACACCACCTGTGGTAATGAACATTATCGAAGGTAAAATTAATAACAATTTAATTTTGTCTCAGCCAAAAGAAGTCGCTGAAGCGATTAAAGAACATAAAAAAACAAAACAGGATAAAGAATTTGAAGAACTAGAAGCAGAAGCACAAAGACAAATGATGCAAAGAATTGAGCGTGCTAGAGAAGAGTTAAACAAAGCTGAAGTATTACCATTTACGTATGCATCTGGTGAAAAAGGATGCAATCCAAGCACACAGGTTTGTGTGGCCTGGGAAAAGAATGATTCTACAGATATGCAGAGCAAAGGCAAAGGCATTGCCTACAGAACTAACGAAGATCACTATGCAGAAGTAAAAACACAAGGTTATAGTTCAAACACTACAGTAGCTATTATTCATAATGATGCATATGCTTCAACAATCATTGGAGATGGATCGCCTGGTGGAAACGTTGTTATTATTAAACAAAATACAGGTGTGTTAAGACGATGAAACGTATACTACAATTTTTACTTGGTTTAACAATTTGTCTGAGTGCAAATGCACAAACGGGTTATAACGCAATTGCCACAGCCTATGTTACCACTACTATTAGTCAATATGTTGTATTCGATAGCACAATGCAACAAGGTGGAACATATACCATGAGTGTATTGGCGCATAACGGAGGTGGACGTGCTGGACAAAGCGATACTGCTAACGTAAAAATAGAATTCTACACAGCAGGTGGAGCATTAGTAACCAGTGCCAACTCATCGTATAGTGCTAACTTACCAAACCCTAATGCAGTTTGTGGAAATCCTTGTATTGACACCAGTGTTCCTTGGTCAACATTAACTATCAGTGCAAACCTAAGTGCTGCGCAGGCTGCTACAGTTGCCTATGCTAGAGTTAGTATGTATGGTATTGACGGCAGTTATTGGGCAGGTGACTACGGTCCTTGGTATCGTGCTCCAACGTTCCAACACAATGGCGGCGGCAATAGATTGTATAACCCAGAATTTGGTCCTTACAATAACATAACAGCACAAGGTTGGACAAGTAATCCAGGTTTCGGTGCTTGTCAGGGAGCCTGGGGCGGATCAAATGCCTGTATTGTTAACAGTGACGGTATTCCTGGATCTAGCACAGTTGGACTAGTTGCTAACGCTAACGGCGGCGGTCCAAGCGCAACAGGTGGTACAACAAGTGGTACAGCAGGCGGATATAATAATACTATGACTGTGACCAATGCTGGCACAGGAGCAACGGCCGGTAGCCCTCCTCCACCGCCATCCCCAGTTCCTACCGCAATTTACAATCAAGGTATATCAACAGGAACTTATATTATCAATCATTATCCAACAAGTAATAACAGTCCTGCGGGGGAAGGTGCTGCAAATGCATTTGATAATAATCCTAATACCAAATATCTAAATTTTGATAAACAAAATGCAGGTGTTACAGTTAAATTAAATGCAGGTCGGGTGGTAAATGCGTTTACCATTACAACTGCCAACGATTTTAGTGGTCGTGATCCAACTAGTTATAAACTATACGGAAGTAATGATGGTTCAACTTGGACATTAATTCAACAAGGTAATTTAGACTTAAGTGAAAATCGATTTGCAGTTAGTTCTGAAATTACTGTAACTAACACTAACGCCTATGTGTATTATTATATTTTCTTTCCAACAACTAAAGCAGGAGAAGGATGTGGGTTAGATTGTGACTCAATGCAGATTGCAGAAATTACCTTTTACTATGATGCTAACAATACAACAACATCGACTTCTACAGGTACTGCGGTTAGTAACCCCGGAAGCCTATGTTGTGGAGGTACAGCAGCACCATTCAACGCTAATACTTCTTTCAATGCAAGGGTGCAGACTTTTCTAAATAGAACAACAGCAGACAGCCAGGTTTATATAGAACAGATTGGGAATTCAAATACAATAACTGTACAACAAACAGGTACCAAAAATAATTATGTAGATTATTTTGGAAACGGCAGTTTCAACAACGTAACTATAACTCAAAGTGGTAATGCTTCAACTGTTGTTAATTATATCGAAGCTAATATTGGAACATCGTTATCTGCATCAAATTCAAATACAGTTAATTTAACACAGACTAGTACAGGCGGCGGTAAAGGAATGTTGATAAATGTTGCAGGATCAAATAATAGTCTAATAGTTCAACAAAAAGATTCGGGCAGTCACTATGCCGAGATTACACTAGAAGGCGGCAATAAAACTGTAAATATACTACAGCAGGGATCAGCAAATCATATGGCCAATGTAGGCCTATATGGAACCCCAACAAGTTTAACATTAACTCAAAGCGGTTCTACACAGCAATATTATACCATTACACATACCTGTGCTACAGCAGGTGGTTGCTCTGCTATTACTGTAAATCAAGGACAATAATGACACAAGCAGACGAAGATTTTCTTCGTCTTCTCCATAAGCAAATGGCTGAACATCGTAAAGATCAAGGTCTTACGACTATACGTGCTTTGGAAAGACGTAAAAACGAACAACAACAAAAACCTAACAAGAAACCTACACCCAAAAACAGATAAATATTGAATGCTTAAAAAACTATCAATATTATCGCTAGTTTTATTAATATCAGGTTGTGTGGGAATCCGTTTCTGTAACAAAGACGAATCACCTAGAACTGGCTGCAAGCCTTGGGATCCTGCAACAATATCAGGAGCAACAGCTAGATGAAAAAAATATTAACCAGTCCTTGGACAGCCTTACTGACATTGGCACTTATTATAAGTATAAGAATTGCCGATCCTGTCTTTGTAGAAAGCATAAGACTACGCTACTTTGACACACTAATTACAGCCAAAGAGCCTACAGTTAACAACATTGTAACAGTAAATATCGACGAAGAAGCACTAGGCAAATACGGGCAGTGGCCTTTACCAAGAGCCAAGTATGCAGAAATCATTCGAGATTTATACCAAAGAGGCGCAGGTGTTGTTGTACTCAACGTGCTTATGCCGGAACCGGATCGTACCGGCGGTGATGGTGCGCTAGGGCAAGCTCTAAAGCAATATCCTGTAATCTTAGGATCAGCACCTGCACAACAGACTAAGAACACTCCTAGGGTATCTGGAGCAGCAGTTCTTAATCCTGAATGGCTAGATCAAATTGTACAATATCCCGGCCTTATTGCCAATGTACCTATACTAGAACAAAATGCCGCAGGTGTAGGCATTACAAACACACTACCGGAAGTTGACGGTGTTAATCGTCGTATGCCACTAATTGTTACAGTAGATGGCAAACTATATCCAAGTCTAAGTTTAGAAACTCTACGTGTTGCTGCCAACGACAATACCTTCCAGGTTAAGTTGTTTGAAGGTGGTGTTGAGAAAATGCGTATTCCACAGTTCGGTCCTATTAGCACAGATCCATTGGGTCGTGTATGGATTGACTGGAGTCAAGAAGGTCGTAGCTTTAGTCTAACCAACCTTCCAAAAGATCTACACGGTGCTATTGTTATTGTAGGACCAACAGCCGCAGGTATCGGCAATCCATTGCCCACAGCCAAAGGTGCAGTATGGCCACACGAAGTACAGGCAGCAGTTATTGGTACTATGGTCAACGGTGTTGTTATTCAACGTCCTGATTATGCAGACGGAGTTGAAATTATATCGTTAGCAGTTGCTGGTATTTTATTATTATTTTTAACAAGGTATGTTTATGTCGGTCTGGCTACAACGATTGTGTTGGCTGTTGGCGGCGTTATTGCTAGTCGCTACGCTTTCTCTGACTTTCTATTCTTATTTGACGCTACTACGTTTACCGCTGGAACAATACTGGTCGCTTTGCACGCCTACGGTGTTAAGTTCGTCTCAGAATTCTTACAAAAGCAAGCCATAAAGAAACAGTTTGCTGGCTATTGCAGTAAAGAAGTTGTAGAGATGCTACAAAAAGATCCGGACTTAATCAAACGTGGTGTACGTAAAGACGTATCAGTTATGTTCAGCGACCTACGTGGCTTTACTCCAATTGGTGAACACTATGGTGATGACGTTGCCGGACTTGGCAAATATATGAACGGCTATATGGATGCTATCAGTCGTCCTATTATGGACAACAAAGGTATGGTTATTAAGTACGTAGGTGACGCAAGTATGCACATACACGGAGCACCTATTGAAGATCCTAATCACGCTCGTACTATTGTTGCTGTTGGTTTACAAATGTTAGATGCAGTTGACGAATATACCAAAATTATGGAAGCACAAGGCTTACCTCCTGCCGCAATGGGTTGGGGCTGTAATACTGGTATCGGATTTATCGGTGAAATGGGTTCAACTGACAGACACAGTTACGACATTTTAGGTGATATGGTTTCAACAGCCGCACGACTAGAAGCACGTTGTAAAGCCTACGGTGTGTTGGCCATTATTGGCGCAGAAACATACAACCGTACTAAAGACGACTTCTTCTACTTGTATTTGGATAACCTGCAACCAAAAGGTAAAACTGTAGCAGATGCTATCTACACAGCATTGCGTATTAAAGGCAATGAAAACGAATACCAAAAGGCACGTGACACACACAATAAGATGCACGAATTATATAAACTCAAAAAGTTTGATGCGGCTGCTATCTTATGCGGAGAAATGAAAGGATCGTTTGACGGTCAAATGGACAAGTACTATAAGATGTGGATTGAACGTTGTGAGTTTATGAAACAACAAGACTTGGGCGATGATTGGAACGGCGAGTTTATCGCACATGAAAAATAACTTTACAGAATTATTAGCAGAGTGTACAATAGATCTATGGGTAAAATCATTTCTTTATTGGTATTACTTGCCGTATTATATAGCGGGCAATCAAACGCCGCCGGTACCAAACCTGTGCTTATCACCGCTTCGTCGTGGTTAGTAGCAGACGGTAACGGTAATATCATTGATAGTAAAAATTCTACAGAACAAAGAAGCATAGCAAGCATTACAAAATTAATGACTGCTATGGTTGTTCTTGATGCGTGGCAGGATCTTCAAGAAGTAATAAACGGTTCAACCCGTTCCGAATTGTTACAATTAATGTTAATTAAATCAGACAATAGGGCTGCCGAAGTTCTTTGCGAAAATTATCCCGGGGGTCGTAGTTCTTGTATAACTGCTATGAATGCCAAAGCACGTACTATGGGATTATCAGAAACACATTATGCAGATGCCAGTGGATTAAACATAATGAATGTTAGCACAGCTGAAGAGCTGGTTAAAATTGTTATAGAAGCTAGTAAGTATAATGAAATTACCAAAGCATCTAATATGGGGGAAGGTAAAGTAGAAAAGGTCAGCAAGAAAAAGAAACGTTTTTTTGTTTACCACAATACCAATCCGTTAGTTGCTACTAAAAATTTTATTGTAAGCAAAACAGGCTATATTCGTGCAAGCGGTGGCTGTATTGTTATGATGTTAGATACAGAAATAGGACGCCGTATTGTCGTCCTATTGAATAGTAAGAACACGCATACACGTATTCCCGAAGCGTACCAATTGGCTATAAGCCGTTAACTTTTAGGTTTATCTTCTTGTTTTGGTGCAGGAGCCTTTCCGGTCGAATCAAATCCTTTGCTAAAACTTTTATATTTGTGTAGAAGTTCGTCTAGATCTTTCTTTTCTTGAGCGTTAGCCGCTGCCTCAATTTCTTGACGATATTCTAATACCATTGCAAGTTTAGTGTTTAGTCTAATCATATCGTTGTCCAACATACGAATACGATCAACAAGTTTAATTAATGTTGTGTTTGCTTCGCTAAGAACAGGTTTAATTTCTTGTGTGGCCCATTGCCAAATGTAGTACACAAAATATCCTAATCCCAACGCTGCAATGATAGGAAAACCATACTGGTTAATTGCATCTACTAAATCATTTGTTCCCATATTATCATCCTATTAAAGGTCTAAAACAATTCACTACAGGTTTCCAGGCTGCTTCATAACCAAATAAAAAACCTATAGCAAAACCAATTGCTGCGCCAATCAAACTAAATTTTAATAGGTCGCTGTCGCGCCATATTGCTTCATTCTTTATCATTTTTTATTGCTCCGTCTACAATAAACTTTTCAATGTCTGTTACTTTTCTTAGGTATTGTCGGCCGTTGATGTTGATCAACTTAAAATAATCTCCGCCCTTCCAACCCAACTTGTCAGAATTAAATTCTTCATCTAATATAATTCCATTTGGGCTGCAATCCCAATTGTAGTCTATGTATAACATCAGTCTCTCCTTGCGTCTTCTTTTCCTTCATTAGCAGCAAGTCTATCTACGTTTGGTCGCACTCCGATTACATAGCTCAAAAGAGCATCAATTTTAACCAAATCATTATTCATAGTTTGGACGCGATTATCTAGGGCGCCAATGATATTCTTTAGTCCATTAACACTTCCGTTTACACCTTGCAGGATAAACTTAACGGTTAAGAATACAAAATAACCAGCCGCACAGGCTGCTGCAATTGGGAATCCAACTTGACCTACTAGTTTTAAAAATTCCATTTTTCGCTCCCGGGATTTTATATACGTATTTAACTCATTGACAAGATCTTTAACTGGTGCTATAATATACACATATTTCAGAAAGCGAGCTATTATGCGTATCCAAATTGTATCCGATTTACATCTAGAATTTTCAGACATCAATATCCAAAATATTGAGAATGCCGACGTTCTAGTGCTTTCTGGTGACATTATGGTTGCTTCAAAGGTATTGAAGCCTGAAAGCGAATACGGTATTCGTTTCCGCAACTTCTTGAAGCGTGTGAGCTTTCAGTTCCCTCACGTTATCTACATTATGGGCAATCACGAGTTTTACAGCGATGGTCGTTGGTTTGATTCTATTGACTGGATGCGTCAGGCCTGCGGGGTTCACGATAACGTGTACCTGTTAGAGCGTGACACAAAGATCATTGACGATGTTGTATTTGTCGGTGGTACGCTGTGGACCGATATGAACAAGTTTGATCCATTAACTCTTCACGCTGTTCGTGATATGATGATGGATTATCGCGCTATCAATCACGACAAAGCAGGGT